CTTCTTTAAGCGAATCAAAAAAGGGGTCGGATAAGTCTATATCACCAAATTTATGTTGTTTCATAATAGGATCTCCTTACATAACTCTTTTAGTAATAATAGGCCCATGATTTTCTTATTGTAGTATTCAGCTTTGTGAATAACATTAAAACCAAAAGAGTCGTTAATAATATTTAGGGCGCAACAAAGGTTGGAATAATATTTGGGAAAAGCAAAAGAAAGTAATAATAAAACACACCTTTTTTATTTATTATTCAGGAAGAATACGCCACTAGAGTTTGATCCAGGTGCCGTGAAATAGAAGTTCATGCCTAACCACAGCGTGTCAAATGCATCAGTTATGTGCGTCTTATATTCATCCGGATTATCAGGAGTGTCATCGCTCCCTTCAGGCGTTTTATCCTTTTCAAATCCATTCTTTCCTTGCTTGATGCCAGTCTGTTCCATTGCGATCTTCAGAAATTCATTTTGATGCAAGTTTATTTGGATCCACAGAAATTGCGGATCTCCTTTCAGAGTCAAGTCTATATTCAGATGCTTCCACTCATGTTTCGGGGCTTGACCGACATAGACCATCGTCACGTTGTATCCATTCTCTTTGAATACCCGTTCAATGATGTCGGCATAAGTTTCTGTAGTGGATCCTGATTCCCAGGTGAACGTATGATCATAGTAGACTACTATATCGTGATTAAGTTTCGGACGGTAGTAGTCGGCTATCATCTTGACAAGATCTTGTAGCTTCCCTGGTGTTTTGACATAAAATGACTTGAGAATGCGCATCGTGTGTTCATTCAGTTGGCCTACGACAGCAGTGGAGATGGATGCATTTGAGTCGAATGCCAGGTGCAGTTCCTGATCGAAGTCAAGATCTCCGTCTCCCAAACAGCCGCAGGAGGTCAGTTTTCCCCAGTTGCACCCAAGATTCCGGAGGCGTCCATTGTCTTTCGGGATATAGAAGTGAATATTATCATCCAACGCAGAATAGAAGCCGTTTGGTACACGGAACAGGCGTTCGTTCATGAAAGCGGTACGCCAAATTAGCGGTGGTGAGTTACGATACATCTGCCAGATGAAATCTTCTCCCAGCACTTCAAGGTTGTCGAATACGTCGTATTCACCATAGAAAACGGTATATTCTTTAGTTTTCCCCGGCTGCGGTTTGATTGGAGGCTGATATTTCCTCGCTAGATCCAGGTCAAATTGATATTCTTTGATCTGACGCATCACATGATCCGTGAGTGGCTTGCGTTTGTACTCCTGCAGTTTGAGATATAAGTTTCTGATCAGGTTGATGTGAGGTGGGGACATTTCATCCATCTTGTCCAGGATCCATTTTCCCATTGATGCGGTCGGCATATCTGTGGAATAGCTTACGCTGTGATGGTGCGGGCATTCACCGAAGTATTGCCGGTTGCCTCGGTTGGCAGGATCCACCTCACTTTTAATCTTCTCATAGTTGAGAAACTTAGCTTCAGGGCCTATCACCCAATCCAGCGACATGGAGTTGGCAGACATTCCCTGGTTGAATGACAGGATCACCATGACCGTACCATTCCAAAAGTGGAATGCATTGCTCCAGCCTTCACCCAGGACAGGACGGACAGGTTTGGCGAATCCCATGCTTGCCGGTGCTTTATGACCAACGACATAGTGAATGCCTTGAATGTATCCCCATTCAGCCAAAGCCTTGCAGATTGCCGGGAGAGTATTTCCCCATGCCTTAGCGTATGACGGAGAGATGAGACCACCCAAAGATCCCGGCATTTCCCATACATTCCGGAGGATAATTCGGGCATCAATACCTTCGGACTTCCCGGTACCACGTGATGCGACTATATACTCGTCATGTGCGTTGATGGCCATCGCTTGGCGCTGCATCTTATTGAAGAATTTGTCAACGACTTCATATTGCTTTCTGCGGCGTTCACGGGCAGATAAGATAGGAGAGAGGTGGGTACTCATTCTTCTTCCTCCTCTTCGATGGGACGAATGTCCACCGCTTTTTTACTCAACATACCTTTGAATCTGCTTCGCATTTCTGATCTGGTTCCTTCAAGGTCTTCAATAGGTTCCAGACCTTCCAGAAGGGTAACATCATCTGAAGGCTCAAATGATGGAGGTATGAGCTGGGAGTAGTCGAATTTCTCATCTTCTTTGTCCGAGCGAGTGTATTTGCCTATCTTGTCCAACGCTGCAGCTGCTCCCTTGGCATCTTCTTTGTCTATTGCCATATTGAAGGCTTTTTTCCCGCCTTCGACAATCATATACCGATACCAGGCTTTTGCGGCCAGTTGAATGTTGCCAACTAATCTGTTGATCATGCCGATGTCCCGGTATGCCTGTGACTGTGATACGGCATCTGTGTTACCTCCGCATCCATTCATCAGGAAGTTGACAAGTTCGGTGTCTTGGATCAGAGGATCTTCCATTTTTTTGCTGACACATAGCATCATTCGTTTTTTTATTTCCATTTCACGTTGGGACAGGATGCTTGATGCTTCCTCTCTGTCTTTGAACAAGGCACGTTCTATCCGGTCATATGTGGAATCTTTCTTAGGCATAACTATAGTGGTTTGTTGTATTCAAACGAAAGCGAGGACAACACTAGATGTATCGCCCTCGCTTGTGCATGAACTGTTCATAGATCCAGGGGCAATGCCTCTGATGTTATTCCTTACTTGCGCTCTGTTGCGTCGCAATTTCCTTTTCCAGTGCTGCCAGTTCTTCTTGGTAGCCGGCAACACGATCTAAAGCATTTTGCATAACAGTCTTTTTACCTTGAGATTCGGCGCGGTTAGCAGCAGATTGGCTGTTAGTAATGTTTTGTTTCAGACGTTTAATCTGACGGGCGATTTCAATACCGCGTACTACACCATTCTCACTGTATACCGGTCGTTTCTCTTTAAGACTCAGTTCACCTTTTCCTTCTGCCCAGGCATCGATTTGTTTCCAAAGCCGGCGGCGTTCGTCATCGAGCTTGCAGAGCTCTTCGGCTATAGGCTGCCGTTCTTCTGCCGGGATCTCCGAATTAGCTACATCGTTATGCAGGCTTGCATATAGAGGTGCGATTTCCTTGATACGGGCATAAGCCTTGCGAATAGACGGGCTGAGTGATTCTTCTGTGATGATTTTGACGCCTGGTGTGTTCAGAGCGTTCACTTCGTTCTGTAAGGCAGATAGCTCTGACATCTTCTCGTCAAACTGTTCCTGAAGGGAAACAAGTTCATCAGCGTGACTTTCACTGTCGTCCTCCAAACTATCAATTCGTGATCGAAGGTTATTGACCAACTCCTCCAAGGAGGCGATATTCGCTTGCTTGGATTCGATCGTTTTTTTTCGATCATTCTCGCTCATGGTCTTTACTACAACAATTTCTTCCATTGCGGCAGGATATAAGGAAGGGGAGAATTTAATCTCCTTGTCGAGTTTGGACAAGCAATTAACGAGTTGGGTGAAATGCGGATCAAAGATGTGGGGATCTTCCGGAGCTGCTGCCAGGTAAGCAGCAAATTTCTTTTTCATAGCTTCCTTTGCGAGAGCATTGAAAAGAACCAGGCCGTCAGCATATTTGCGCTGACGGTCTCCTAACCATTGGCTGAGTTGTTCTTGTCTGATCATGATTCTGGCGCGGGAGCTGGTTTAAATCCGCCTGTCACTTCCATATCTATGGGAGTTTCAAGGAAGATCGCAGAGTAATTGGAGTCGGCGGTAGCCGTATAGGTGGTACCGCGACGGTCACCTCTTGCTTTACCTCCATTGAAGGAAGGAGCGGTAGAAGCGTATAATCCCGGTTGTCCCATGATCATTTGTTTACCGTCCGAATCCTCAAAGATGTAATAGCCTGCTGTGTTTTTTACCAATGCATTGAACGCATGCATTTCAGGGGTATTACCAGGGAAGAAGAAACTTAGCGTCTGTTTATAGCTGATCCCGTCAGCTTCTCCCTGCTGCTCCGCTTTATATTCGACTGTTGCATCTGTACTATATAGATAAATAGGTTGCTTATACGTCCCTTCTGCAGGAAAAGCAAATGTACCGGCTGCCGTCACTAACGCCTCGTTGTCTGCTGCTTTGCCGGGAGCCGGAACAGTGGGTACTGTATTGGGTGCATCAAATGGGACGAACAGTAACCGTCCTTTATATCCACCCATATTATTTTGACCGACATTCCATTTCAGCGGTGCGAAGGCCGGACCAGCTGCCAACATGGTCAATGTATTTCCATCAAGATGACATGTCTGAGGGTGCAGCTCCGGGATTGCAATAACCAAAGCCACAAATAACAAACAGAGAATTAGGTAAGTATATTTTTTCATTAGTGTAATTGTTAAGAGTGAATAGGATAGAGCGACCAAAAATGGCCGCTCATTTTTTTATCTCAGTTTAGGTATAAGCACCAGTTGCGGTTGTTACCTCGCCTTCCACTACAGTCACTTCCTGATCGGCAGGTTTAGTCTTACCGTCTACGGCAGTAAACTCAATAGTGTACTTACCGGGTGTCAGACCAATGATGCATTGACCATTGCTACGTTCAGCAACTTTGCCTTTGATGGCCCAAGCGGCATTCTCCGTTCCTGTGATATCAACTTGTACGCCTCCGGTCTTGCAATAGTCTCCTGCGAGGTCAAGAGATTCATTTTTTTGCTCATTACAGCGGTATACTTTTTCATGCCAGTCGCGGATACGGGTGTCATAACCGGTTTGCAGCCAGAATTGCCATTCGTTGGGATCTTCGTAGATATCACGGATCTGACAGAACTTGGTTGCGGCTTGGGTATTGAAGGCAACATCCATATTCCCTTTCTTCTGAAGAACCAGGCGTGATCCCTGTCCCAATGCTTCGTGAGAGAGGATTTCAAGCGCAGGGCACATTGCGTCTTCACGCAAAAGTTCAATCATGCGTTGCATGGAAGGATATTCCTGCATACTCAGTTTGTTGCGGAGAGCAGAGCGTGCAGCTATCAAGACCGTTTCGGCACAAAGTAACTGTGGAATTCCCGACTTGGAGGAACGCAGGTAAGTGTTGGCACCACCAATCCATTCAACCAAATTTTCATAAGCGGCGGAGTCTGTATCCTTTGTAGGCAAAGTAAAAAGACCTGATGGGGCAAAGTTGCCGCGAGCAGCATTGACATCACCTGTTGTAATCAGCATGTCGGCTTTGGTGAACAGACCATCAAATGCACCTGACGGTGAAGTTGAGTCTTCATCACGTTCTGCATGAAACAATGTATATACTACATCTTCAACATGAGATTTTACCAATGTGAAGGCAACACGTGTTTCAAGAGGATGTTTCTTGTTGATGTTGCTGACTGGCTGACCTCCTACGATCAACAGTTCACCGTCATCGTATTTTTGAGAGTTTTCCTTTGTGATACATACAACATCCTTCGGTTCGATAACGGAAGGTTCATAGCCGAGCAGCTTATCAACCAGGCGGAAATTTTTCCCAATCTTGTAAGACTGAGTTCCACCGGCACGCCGGCGTTCATTGATCAAGGCATGTTTGCCTTGCAGATCCATCACGTTCAATCCCAATTTTGCGGCAACTTCCTGCAGGGTAGCAAATGGAAGAGCGCGAAGCGCCTTATCATATGTGATTAAGGTTTGGTTCAGTTTCGATACGTCAATTAATTTTTGAGACATATTCTTTAATAGTTAAGGTAGGTTAGTAAATTAAAGG